AATTGTCCTGGAGTGGCTGAATAAAGAGATTCGGATGGCGCGGACTGCTGATTTACAGCGGGCCGCTGCTTTTTTGGAGTGGGCGCGAGGTATCCGAAAGGGCTGCTCCAAGCAGAGGGGTGGGGCGCGGGTGGCCCAGTCCAATGCCTGGAGAAGGCGCGTGGACAGCGATGTGCGCTGGTAGGACTACTGCGACACAGTATGCTACTGTGTAGCAGAGTAGATCGTTAGTCATGCCTCTCAGACACGGATCGAAGATTTACTGCCAGTTACTTCTGGATGCCAATCGCTACAAATTGGCAGAGACCCTCGCCGATAAGCAGGGAAAGAAGGTGACGGCTCTTCTACGGGAATATGTATATGGTGCGCTTCAGCAGGAGATGCCGGAAATTTACAAAATTGCTGAAGAGGCCGACGTTGAGAAATGGAATGAATCTGTTCGGCGACGGGTCGAAGGACGAATGCGTTCCAAGCAAGAGAAGAAGCCGCAAGAGTGAAGAGAATCATGGGACTCAGTAACAACCCGTAGGAGACCTAGAAATTCAAAGTAAAATCTCTAGGCTCCTACAGTAGTCCATCAATCCCGTGACCCGCTACGCAGTCAAAGTCAACGACCGTTGGGTCATGGCGGCCTTCGGACCAGGCAAAGGGCTCCAGCTCACCTCGCTTCAAGAGGATGCCTCCAGCTGGCCTACTTACGAGCGGGCATTGCGGGCTGCCCACAGCATCCAGCAGTGCACCAGCAACCCCATCTCAATTTGTAGCGTTACTGAACCGACCTACCGATGATGAAAAACGGTGTCCTGCAGTGGCAGGAGGATTTCGAGCGGTCGCAGCGTCTCGGTGAAGGTCGCTCGCGCACCAGCTCAGAGCGCTCTGACTTGTATGAGTTGCAGATCTGGCTCGCTGGCCAAGGTGCCATGCGTGATCTGATTCGGGCTGAGTCGCTCCAGCAGGCAATCCTGTTTGCTGAAAATCGTTACCCCGGTTGCCGGGTAGACGTTCCGCCTTCGACGGCGAAGAAACCTAAGCTGGCTCGTTCCCGGACTAGCCCCAGCGTGGTGGCTAAGAAACGGAAGAAAACTGCGGAGTCCAAATGACGCCTCCTCCCAAGATCAACTTCACCAAGGCCGCTGCTGACATGGCGCGGGCGGACTACCTCGATGCGCTGTTCTTCAAGGATGGCCGCGACAATCCCAATCATCCGTTTCACGGCACGTATACCGGGCTGTACCAGAAATACACCCTAGAAAAACTAGGCTGAGTCGCGATCCAGCCCGTACATGTCGGCCAGGTTGTCAGCGGCTTCGCTGATAGCCCAGGTCGATTTTGTTTTTTCGATCTCGCACAGCGCGTTCAGCGCCAGTGCTGCTTCGAGGAGGCCGGTGTAGTCGCCCGACTCATACCGCGCACGCAGCCACTGGTCGTTGGCGGCTTGCCGGAATTGAGACTGGAGCGACTGCTGGATCGGCCTCACATCTACTTCTCCTTCTTCGCCGGGAAGGCCGCTTGGAGAACTCGGAGAACCAGCTGTACCCAACTGTTGTCCTTGATGGGGAGCATTCCGATGATCTCAGATCCGGCTGCGATTGCGATGGCGACGACAGCTGCGGTGGTGGGATCCATGCAGTAGTGAAATCTTGTGTAAGGCTAAAGCTTCTACAGACAATTTTCCAATGCGTAATAGTTTCTACCGCTACCGTCCGAGTAGCGACGGCTGGGTATGGATCATCACATTTGCGGTGGTGAATACTTAAGCAAAAAGCAAGCCAAGAAAAAATTTCGTCAAGACATTCTCAACAGCTGGGGTCACCAGTGCGCTTATTGCGGGAATGATCTGGGACGATCCGCAACTCTCGACCACGTGCACCCGAAGATGCGCGGGGGTCATACGTGCCAGGCAAACCTCGTGGCCTGCTGCTTTGGCTGCAACATCTCCAAGTCGGCGCATGACTGGATTGACTGGTATCGCAACCAGAAGTTTTGGAGCCGCGAGCGCGAGATCGCAATCGCCTACTGGATTACGGAAGATCTAGCGGTCTAGGGGTTCCAGCCCATTCCTTCTAAATACATCCGGGCGATGTACTCGTCTTCCGCATAGCGGCAGATGCTGTCTTTGCAGGCGCGGTAGTAGATCTCGCCCTTGTCGTTTTCGATCTGCTCCAGCATGAAGCCGTCGCCCATGTCGTCGCTGTGAACAACAGTCATTGCGTGTAAAAAATTCGGGAGGGGTTGTCGTCCACCAGAATGGCCCACCCAGTGCCAGGGCCTTCGACTTCCCATCGGGGCAGCCATTGCTTCCGAGGGTAGTAGGTGTCTTCACCTTCATAGTGGTTTTCGTGCCCACCATGAATCAAATCTGGTTTGCCTCGCGGATCCTTCGCGATAAACATCGTCTTGGTGTAGCCGATAATTACGCTCCAGTGCCCGATGCCGGTTGGAGGTTGGTTGGCTGATACGTCTCCGCGATGGAGCCATCCCACTGCAACGGCTCGGCCGGCATCGATTTCAGCTTCCAACAGCTCCGGCGTAGCGTTCTGTACGAACTCGGCGTGCAGTCCCAGTTCTTTCAGAGCTTTTAGGTGGGCTTGTACGTCGGTGGTGTCGCCGTACTTGGCGCGGATAGCGTCGTACTCCTGGGCCGTATCGACACGCATGTAGTCGGCAGCCAGCATTGCAATCGCCGCCGTAAAGCACTTGCGGTGCCCGTTCTTCAGATCCAGCTGATGGAAGTAAGGCACTGGTACCCATAAAACCTTGCCGCCTGCACGCCAGATCTCAAACCAAGTCGCATTTCTGTTTTTCAAATCCGGGGGCAGATCTTCCTGTAATTGTTGGATTGCGGCGAGCTGGTGTGGAGCGCCTGTGTAGTGATTGAAAAAGTCTTGGAGTTTGAAGGCCATAGCCAGAGTCAGAGCAAAGATCATGGGCTGATGGCAAGCAGATTCTAGTGTGCTTCTCTAGTACCTTCCAGTCGTGCGACTGCGGCTTCGAGGTCGCGTAGGCGACTGAATACTTCCGTGTCTCGGCTTTTCATATCCGTGTGCATCATGTTCAGCCGTGTGGCGACATTCTCCACTGCTGCAGTTAGACGCACCACCGCATCGCGGCTTTCAGATGTTCGACGGCTGTAATTGCCAAATCCGACTGCCGCTACCGTTATTGAGGCGCCAGTCACGGCTGCCAAAATCTCAATCATTGGCCGCACCAGTACAGGAGCATCATGGCAGCTGACGACGAAAAATCAGCGGACAGTGGGAACCACACACCGCTCGGTGACTTTGTTCGACTAGCGGTTTTGAGCTGGTCCATCGCAATGCTTTCCCTCAACTATTTGGGCTACGTAAAAGCAATGGACCCAACGTTTCCAGCTTCCCTTCTGACTGGCACTATGGCTTCCTTCGGTGTTTCCGTAGGTAAGGCAAACAACGGCCAGAAAAAGAAGGAAGAGCCTAGCCTTGAGCAAAGCCACAAAGCCAAACCATGAAGTCAGCTCTGATTCTGGCAGCACTGGTGCTAGCTGCTGCTCCAGCTAAAGCGGATTTAACGCACAAGATTCAGTCGAGTGTTTCGCTAACTGTTGATGCCGCTGCCAGTGCTGCTACTCGTATCGGCTCCAGCTACTCGGTAACCGGAAACAACATCTCGCTGGATACAGCTGGAGGGCTTGGCTCTCTTACTGCTGGCAACGCGGTTGGTTATACCCCAGCTGCTTACAGCGTGACTACGGCGGGGGATGCGTTTTCCTTTACCGAAGCGTTCACCGAAGGTGATGCCACTCCCTCCGCCACCACCGTTACCTCCGGTGTTGTGGGATCTCTTCCGATGCTGGGAAATACGACAACCACAGCAGGGGGTGTCGCAGGTCTGCTTGATGGTTCCATCGCCAGTGATCACGTCATCAGCCTGACTGCTGGTGGCGCTGGTACCAGTGCTGTTGGTCAGATGGTCACCGAGATCAAGATCGACTGATGCGTTGGGTAGCCGTTCTGTTGTTGATGGCGGGGCCGGCAGTAGCTGTGCCAGTTGTGCCTAATTTCCGCACTGGCACAATGACCAGTCGGACTGAAAGCACCACGCAAGTCAGCGAGCACATCCGTAGCGTCAACTTCGGGACCGG